GCTCGTTGGGATGCCGTTTTCGAGATCAGGAAGAAGTGCAGATATGTCACAATAATGAGTGGCACGCCAATCGCCAAAGACCTGACAGACTATTGGGCTCAATACTATATGCTTGATGAGCGCATCATCGGTGACAGATACATGTCATCATTTCGCAACAAGTATTGCATCATGGGTGGCTTTAAGCAGAAAGATGTTATTGGCTTCAGGAATGAGGTTAATCTGTTCAAGTTGACAGAGCCATACACATTCCGAGTAAAGCTCACTGACCTTCCTCCAAGACGCTACAAGAAAGTTGTGTTCAAGATGGAAGGTGAACAGCTGAAGGTCTATCAGGCGTTCAGAGAATCATTCGTTGAAGACTTGAACGATCCGAACTCACAGGCAGTCAAGAACCCTGGAGTTGGCTTGACTAGGCTTCAACAGATCACCTGTGGCTATCTTCCGAACGAGGATGGCACTGTCAGGTATTTCGAGAATGCCAGGCTTGAGGCATTGAAAGATACTCTTGATGGCTTTGATCGAAAGATCATTATCTGGTGCCGTTTCCATCACGATGTTGAAGAGATAGCCAAGACTCTTGGCTCAAAGGCTTTGACCTATTATGGCAAGACAGAGAGCGATGAGCGAGAGCACAACAAGCAGCAATTCATCAGCGACAGTTCAATCCAGTTCATGGTTGCCACTGCTGCTTCTGCTGGTGCTGGTATTGATGGATGGCAGAAAGTCTGCAACACCAACATCTACTATTCAAACTCACACAAGGCAATTGATAGGTGGCAGAGCGAAGGAAGAACCAATCGCAAAGGGATGGTTGACGATCACTCGCTCTACATTGACCTGATCTGCAGAGGTGGCGTTGATCGCGGCATCCTCAAGAACTTGCAATTGAAGAAAGACCTGTCAGACTTAATGTTGGATGATATTCGGGAGATGCTAAATGAGCAAGATTAGTCTGACTGCAAGACAAGCCAAGCTGTTCAAGTTCATGGACAATAAACAGTCAGGATCATTTGTGCTCGATGAAGCAATCAATGTCCTGTTTGGCAAGAATCATCCAACTTTTGAAAGGCAGAAAACAATCTCTATCATCAATGGCATATCTCGTAAGATGAAATGTCGTTGTTGCTATGTAAGAAGAGTTGGAGAAATTGGCCGTGGAAAGATTGGCAACTATCATTTTAGGATAGAGTGCACCACGGGTTCCACGGCCAAGTCATAGCAAAGGCTCAGGGAGGAAGAAGAGCTTTGCCGTTCCGCTCAAGGTATGCCCGAATCAATCCCAACTCTTGAGCGGTAACCTTCTGGTTGGCTCTGATCTCGATCAGCAGATCATGATCCTCTTGTTGTCTCTGCATAGATTTCTCTATCTGAGCAAGACGTTGATCGAACAAACGATCATTCGATCGTAGATCTCCATATGCCAACGCCAAGGTGATAATGTAAACAACGCCAGGGATTACCCACCCCACGATCTTCTCTTCTTTTCCGGCTTTATCCATGTTGGCGTCGTCATATTTATGTGCCCTTCTCGCATGCTCTGGTTTGGTCTCTACCCTTAATCCAGTCGCTCACGACGAAACGCAAAGGGCTTTTCGGAGGCAGTTCAGAAACGGCATTGGCTATGTCGTTCTGTTTCTGTTTACTCACAGGAGTCAATATTTGGCAAGCCCGAACGCCTGTTGGGGTTGGTTTGTCAAGCTGTGCCGTTACGCAACCTGTCAATGTCAGCATCAGTGTCGTCAGGACGAGCAACGACAGAGCCGAATTGCTTCTCGAGTTTTGCAGCTTCTTCATTGGTCGCAGCCTCCTGTTCTGACCTTCCTAGTTGCTGAAATGCTTTCTGTGTTTGCTGTTCCTTCACCCACGACAGAAAGGTGTCGCCGAACGCCTTGAAGAATGCAGCAAACATTGATGTTAGGAGTTCGGCGATCATTGTTATTCTCCAGTTGTCTGAGCAACCTGCTTCTGAATGCCGAGAGAGGCATTTGCCTCAAGGTTCACGCGAGCAAGGATGCGCTGCTTGATCCCTTCAGGACCACCAAGGAACTTGATGAGCCAAGATGGACCATTCTGGATGACGTAGTTGACAGCTTCAGCGACAACAGAGTTTCCAACCTGGACAGTCAGAACTTTGCCGTGTTCAGCACCTTGAACAGCATTGATGCCGTAGCCAATGGCACGAGTCAAAATCTGCTCAACCTGAAGTGTCTTGATGAGTGCAGCGACAGGAGTAGGCAGAATTGCCAATACACGAGCCACCAGAGCCAGAAGAACAGGGATAAGGATCTCCTGGAGGATTGAGGCAGAACTAGAGATCCAGTCGCCAACAGGAATGGTAATCGTGCCGTCTGCTGCGAACGCTGCAGCAGGAGCGAACAGAAGAGCGAAAAAGGCGAAGAGGTATTTCATTTGTCTGTTCCTTTTTTGATGGGTTGTTCTTCGATGCCGATTATCTGCATGCCAGAGTGTATGTAGAAGTCACGAACAGTTTTCGGCTCAACTGTTTCTGTTCGGATGCTTTTCTCGCTGTTTGGCTCTCCTTGTTTTATCGTAACAAGAACAGGCCATCCTGCATGTGCATCAACTGTTACTTTTGTCGTCATTTCAACTCTCCTTTGTTGAGTCTTTGGTGTTTGACACTGCAAGCACCTTTGGTTGATTCTCTGGCAACGCAATACCAGAAGGCCAGTTGTATGATTTGATAGAAGTTCGGTAGAAACGAACAATGCTTACGGAGTCATTTTGGTTGCCACCTAGCCCGTAAACAAATTCTTTGTCCCAACCAACCACAAAGAAAACATGACCACCGCCATTGCGTACTTTTGTAGCGATTGCGCCAAGAGCAGGCGACTTGAGCTTTTGTCCCCATTTTGAAT